AGGGACGGACACTGGACAAGTCGGTGAAGGTCAGGACGGTGCAGACGGTGGCGAAGGTGGTCTTGGTGGCTTAGGCGGCTTAGGAATGTTTGCTGGCTTAGGTGAACCTCCGGGCGAGTTTACACAGCCTGAGCCATTCAAAAGAGTGTCTCTAGGATACCGACCTGTACAGATGGAACGAGCTAGATTATTTGACTACATGGATTATAATCCTCTTAGGAACATAAGATGACGTATTTAGAATTAGTGAATGGAGTCTTGCGTAGACTCAGAGAAAACACTGTAGGCTCCGTGACTCAGAATACGTATTCACAGCTTATCGGTGATATCGTTAATGACGCCAAAAGAATGGTAGAGGATGCTTGGGACTGGTCAGCTTTGAGATCTACACTGACTGCCGAAACGTCTGCTGATGTATTTAACTACGTACTGACAGGGAGTGGCAACAGGATTGAACTGATTGACGTTGTGAATGACACGTCTAACTTTTTTCTTACGTACAAAGACTCACACTGGATGACAAATGCCTACTTGAATCAGGAAGCACCTTCTGGTGCGCCTCGTTACTACACGTTCAACGGGGTTGACGCCAATGGTGACACACAAGTAGACCTGTATCCGAAGCCTGACGGCGTGTACACGATTCGTTTCAACTGTATCTTACGAAGACCTGACTTGTCAGCTGATGAAGACCAGTTGTTAGTACCACACATGCCTGTGATTCATCTAGCGTTTGCTATGGCTGCTAGAGAACGTGGTGAGACTGGTGGTAGAGCAGCGGGTGAACTCATGGGCTTTGCACAGAATTACTTGGCTGATGCAGTAGCTTTGGACGCATACAAGCACCCAGAAGAAACAGTCTACATGACGGTGTAACACATGGCTCAGCAAAGACAAAACATTACGATTGCTGCACCAGCGTTCAGAGGACTCAACACACAGGACTCACCGACAACGCTGGACGCTTCCTATGCTTCCATTGCGGACAACTGCGTCATTGACCAGTTTGGTCGTATTGGGTCACGTAAAGGATTCACTGCTGTCACAACTGACACGTCTCCTCTGAGTGGATTGAGCATAGAAGTAATCAAGGAGTACATTGATCCCGACGGGTCAAACGTTGTATTCTCAGCAGGCAACAATAAGATCTTCAGCGGCACGACTACGCTGACTGATGAGACACCCGTAGCCTACACCGTTACAGCCAATGACTGGAAGATGGTCAACTTTAATGACAGCCTGTACATGTTCCAGCGTAACCACGAGCCGCTTGTGTACTCTACGGCTTCTGGTGCTGTAGAACCCATGTCGTCCGTGGCTACTGCAGTAGGGACGCCTATACAGGCCAATGAAGTCCTGTCTGCCTATGGACGCTTGTGGGTCGCTGATACAGCTACTGACACCACAACGGTGTACTGGTCTGACCTGTTGAATGGCTCTGCTTGGACAGGCGGCACATCAGGGTCAATCAACTTGAACAAAGTCTGGCCCAATGGTATGGACGAAGTGGTGGCTCTGGCTGCACACAATGACTTCCTGATCATCTTTGGCAAGAACTCCATAGTCACCTACAGCGGTGCTGCAGACCCAGCCACGATGCAACTAGCGGACACTGTGGCTAACATCGGCTGTGTCTCAAGGGACTCTTTGCAACACACAGGGACTGACTTGTTGTTCATGTCCAACGAAGGTGTCAGAAGTTTCGGTAGGACGATACAAGAGAAGTCCTTACCCATGCGGGACATCAGCAAGAACGTGCGTAATGACTTGCTACAGATCCTGTTCCTACAGTCAGTAAGCCCACTACGGTCCGTTTACAGTCCTGAAGAAGCGTTCTACTTGTTGTCCTTCAGTGACTCCCAGTACGTCTACTGCTTCGACATGAGGACGCCACTGCAAGACGGGTCACACAGGGTCACTGCTTGGCCTTCCACAATGGTTAAAGCACTGGAACGACTACAGGACGGTACGGTGTACGTAGGTAATACCAATGGCATCTCTGAGTACACTGGTTATCAGGACTATGGCTCTGTTTATGAGATGCGGTACTTCAGTAATCCAATGACGTTTGGTGACAGCTCCAGACTCAAGATGCTTAAGGAAATCATCCTGACAGTCATTGGTGGTCAGGGTACACAAGTTAATGTCAACTGGGGCTATGACTACACAGGTGCTTACAACAAAGAAGCCATAGTTATTGATGCAGGTAGCCAAACAGCGTACTACAATGAAAACGAGTTTAATGAGACAGATTCAGAATATAGTGCTTCAATTATTATTGACAGACCCAAGACTAAAACAACAGGTACAGGTACGGTTGTGACAATAGGTATTGAAGCAGAAATAAACACAAACGCTTTATCTTTGCAGGAAGTGAACATTCAAGCTTTAATTGGTAGGATGATATAATGAGTAATTATACAAAGACCACAAACTTTACAGCCAAAGATACTCTTCCTACAGGTAATCCAGCGAAGATTATTAAAGGCGCAGACTTTGACACAGAGTTTGACAACTTACAAGTAGCGGTGTCCAGTAAGTCGGACTCAGCCAGCCCAACGTTTACAGGAACCGTAACAGCGGCAACAGTGACCGTCACAGGTACACTGACTGCTGGGACTATTGACGGAGGTTCTTACTAATGGCTCTTTTAGATGATTTATTGTCAGCTGGTTTAACCTATGAAGGCATACGTAGAGCACAAGAACAACTACAACAGTTCGGAACTCAGGCTCAGACAGGTATTACTGACATTGGTAGAGAAGCACAGGCTGCTTCCCAGTTTGTACCCTTTACTGTAACTACTGGATTAGGTGGCATCACAACGACACCAGAAGGCGGCATAGCTACTGCACTGTCCCCTGAACAACAAGCATTACAGACTGGCTTACAAGCTGGTGCTGCTGGTTTGATGCCTACAGCTGTTAGTAGACCCGGTGAATACGCACCATTTGCTGGAGCAGCTTTAGGGCAAGCTCAGCAACAACTAGGACAAGCAATGACACCTGACCTAGCCATGGCTCTACAACGAGCAGGCGTAGGTTCACTCTTTGGTGGACAGTTGGGTCAGATAGGTATGCCTACTGGATTAGAAGGGATCACTGGTGCTGCACTCATGGGTGGACAGCAGAGGATCGCAGGAGCAGCACAGCCTGCTGATCTAGCTGCGTTGAGACAGCAGTACGCTGGTTTAGCAGGTGAAGCTGCAGGCGGTCTTATGCAGCCTCGTGGTGAGCGTGAGCAGGAGATCTTTGAACGCATTAGAGCTACACAGACACCAGAAGAAGAACGACAGCGGCTTGCTTTAGAACAACGCTTGGCAGGTCAGGGTCGCTTGGGTGTACAAACGGCACAGTTTGGTGGCACACCAGAGCAGCTTGCGTTGGCTAAAGCACAAGAAGAAGCTCAGAACAGAGCAGCACTCATGGCTATGCAGCAAGCAGGGACTGAGCAGCAGCGAGCGTTCCAACAAGCGTTGGGCTTGGCTGGTCAAACGGGTCAGCTTGCACAGCTTGGGTCAGGCTTAGAATCACAGGCACTACAGCGTGGATTAGGTTTGAGCCAGCTTGGACTTGCGGGTACACAAGCAGGCGCTGGCTTGGAAGCACAGAGGCTACAGCAGTTACTTGGCTTGCAACAGGCTGACATTGGTGCTGCACAGGCACAGCAAGCGCTGCAGCAGGGTGGCGTAGGTTTAGCTGGAGGTCTCTTCGGACTGTCTAGTCAAGCGGCTGGCTTACCTTCGCAGCTACAAGCGGGTGACATTGCTAACCTACAGGCACTCATGCAGACCAGCTACGCACCACAGGCACAGCTTCTGAACGCACTGCAGCCTGCAATTAACATTGCTTCCATTGCTGACATCGGTAGACGCACAGGTGCTGGGTTGTTCGGTGAAGCAGCAGCTAGCGGCTTAGAAGCTAACCTGCAGACTGCACTGCAAAGGGCACAGCTTGAGCAGGGCTTGTTTAGCTCACTGGCTGAACTTGCGGGTGCTAGAAGTCAAGCAGGTGCTGGACTCTTTGGTCAGCTGGGACAGATATTGCCGTTTTCCGACAAAACACAACAAGAAGACTGGTTCGAAAGATTATTCGGTAAAGTAGAGTAGGAGACTAAAAGATGCCACGTTTTTCAGAAAGCTTATTTGAAAGCATTAGAGACTATGGGCGAATGTCTCCAACGGAAGGTCGCAGACAGCCTATGCAAGCTGCACCTGTATATCAACAGATG